ATATAGGTAAAGCCTATATTTAAATTAATTAGGCCCGCACGCACTCGCGCACGCTATCGCATTTCAGCGCAGCATGGCCGAGCACATTAATTCGAATCAGCGAGCCCATCTGAAAGCCCACAACATGGCTACAGGGGCCGAGCTCCCAGCCTAAGCCGTTGATAATTAACAATAAATAGCTTGATAATTTATCAATTGGTCCCTAAAAAATCGAGGAATTGATCAAAAATCGACCAACCCACGCCCTTTATATAGCGCGGGCGTGCGCGGAGTGCGATGCATGCTATCGGACGATTTTTTCTGAAAATTTTTAAATCAAAAATCTAACAAATTATAAATTTATTGATAATACTGAATGAGGTAACGCATATGGCCGGCACAGCGCTTCTCGTACACGGTTTCAATGTTCGAGACAATGGCGCGGGTACTATCGCAAGGCTCTCTCCGTACCTTCTCACGAGGGGCTACGACACTGTCGTGTTCCGTATGGGCTGGATGGAAATCGTTCAGGTCTACACACAAAACAAGAGGCACGCAAAACGCCTCGCTGAAGCTGCACGCAATGCCAAGCTAAATAACCGCTCTCAACCAGTTATCGCATTAGGCCACTCTAATGGCTGCGCGGTGATTCACTTAGCGACTACCTTGTACGATGCACCCATCGACAAAATCGCTTACTTGAATCCAGCACTTGAGAAACAACTCGCGCCAGGCGAGCAAGTGCAATGTGTTGATGTTTGGTATTCACCGAGTGATACCCCAGTGAAATGGGCTCGGTGGTTACCGAAGCATGTGTGGGGCGAAATGGGCCGCACCGGCTATGTCGGTGATGACCCTCGAATGATCAATCACAACAAGCAAGATGATTACCTTGTCAGTTCCAAGAAGCATAGCGACTTCGCCAGAGCTGAGAAGCTTACTTATTTTGCTCCACTCATTATTAATCAACTGGTTCATGGATTATGAAAAAATTTATCGCGTTAGCATTTCTCTCATTTTTTTACTCTGGATGCGCCGTCTCCGACAAGGTAATCGATAATTATTCTCTGTATTGCAGTGATGTTTATCGTGGCATTCGAGCCACTGCCCGCTATGCCAGTGCTATCGCTGTTGGGGCCTCTACCCCAGACCTCTGCGAAACGGTGGAGCAAGTTGTTGGTGAGGAGCGAGGGACTGCTGACGCGAATCCAAAAAGGGCTGATGGGTCTACTGATCAGTAATATTGATCCATTAATGCGCCTCTATTTTCTTTTCAAATAGGAGAACGACTATGTGGACAAAACCAACATACGAAAATGTAAGACTCGGATTTGAAATCACAATGTATTTTGCAAATAGGTAACCACCATGGGAAAGAAGAAAGTTAAAAAGCCAAGCTACTAAGTGAGGTGTCAAAGTGGGAGCAGAAATATTGGCAGCAATAGCAGCCGCGAATAGCGCGTTTAAATTGCTGTCAAAAACAGCCCGCTCAGTGAGTTCAGTTGCTGATGATATCGATAATGTGAATCGAGGCATTGGCCAGACACTGGATAAGTTCTGGGCAGCTAAAGAGCTGCTTAGTGCTCACGAAAAGAAGGCCAAGACGCCTTCTCGTGTTGAGCGAATATTCCGTCAATCGGAAGTTGCAGATAATGCGGCTGAAATTGTTTTCGCAAGAGATGATCTAAATAAGAAAGAGCAAGCTTTGAAAGAGATAATGATCTATTCAGGGCGCGGAGACTTATACACTGACCTCCAAAAGGAGAGACGTAAGATTCGCCAAGAGAAAGCACGAAAAGCAGCACAAGCTGCTAAGGACCGTGCCTTCTTCATTGATTGCTGTTTCATAGCCGGCGTAGTTGTTTTATTCGGTGTAGCACTGTGGGTTTTCGTGATGTTTATAACATGAGGAGTTCCCATGGTCTCTGCATTCGTATTAGCCATAACAATTGGAGGATTCGACATCGTGAGCATTCAAAGCCTTTACTTTAAAGACTTTGACAATTGCCAGAAATACGCGAACCGAATTCCATTACCTATTGTTGCAACATGCCGCTCAACTCGTATAGATCCAAACGAGGTGCGCCTTAATTAGAGGACAGCTCATGACTACTTGTGTGTGGGATGGTGAATTCATATGTGCTGACACAAGAAGCATGACAGGCGCAGTCATTGATCAAGCTCCCTGCCAAAAGATCTTTCAAAAGAATGGCGTGTATTGTGCGGTATCGGGTGATATTGCTGAAGCAGTTATTGTGGTTAAGCGGTTGCTCAATCCACAAAAGCCCAGCCCTGAAGACTCGCATCTTGTCGAGGAAGGTGAATGGCAGGTAATGCTAGTAAGTGCGACCCGCGCTGAGTACTACGGCGGCACAATGCTGCCCGCTCCGATGTCAGCGCCCTTCGCTATAGGCACTGGCGGTAGCTTTGCGCTAGCCGCAATGTTAGCCGGTAAAACTGGACCTCAAGCAATTCGCCTGGCATGCAAGATGGACGCATGCAGTGGTGTCGAATTTGGGGTCCGTAAGTATCGTGTACGAAAAAGTAATGGATAAAAGGCATCACTCAACAATGATTCTCCAATCGTCTTTTTCTAATGCTTGCGTCAATTGCTCAACTGCCCAGTATGCAGCGCAATTCTCTTTGCAGAAAAAATTGTGTGTCCGATCTCCAACAGCTGACCAAGTACTACAACTTTTTAAGTTTGTCGGCACATAGAATTTCTTTTTGCAATAAGCGCAATACCTTTTTCTTTCATCAAGAGATTGTTTTTTATTAACCGCAAACTGTTCATCTAATGTGAGTTTGTGCAGTTTTTTTCTGCTTCGACTGGAACTTGTAATTGCCATAACGATTCCCCGATTATTAATTGTTGTACTTATACCTTAGCTGACAAGTTGCGTTTTTTTAACCTGTGAGAAAAAAAAATTATGTAAAAAAGTAAGGACTCTAAACATGGACTCCACAAAAAAGAAAATCTATGACACTCCAATACTGGACTCTCTGATTCCCAAAAAAAGAAAGCTGGTCAAAGCTTATGCTGAGTGTCTCGATAAGACACTGGCCGCTGAAACAGCTGGTTACGTTGACAATAACAACCAGCTTCACGAGACAGTGAATAAGCTATTCAATGATCCAAAGATCATTAGCGCAATTGAAGAATATTTGCAGACCAAACTAGATCAACTTGATCAGGGTAGGGCAGCTATCTGCCAGCGCCTATTGAATCAATCTCTGGCGAGCCTTGATGATGTCGCTACGAGAGTTCCTTATGTCAACGGCAATGGGGTTGAGGTAAAAGGTAAATACACGGTAGTACCTAAAGAGCCGAAGAACATAGAGCCCCGCTTTAGATGTGCCACAAGCTTCATCATGCGAAATCATGATGGGACATACTGCTGGGACAACATGGCGCAGCACAGAGCTGTCCAAATGCTATCTAAGCTGATGATGTGGGACCAATCGATTCTCGATACACAGGCTCCTCTCGTTTTCAATTTCAGTTCCATTCAAGATCAAGATTATGTCCCTCCCGATGACGGCACAGATTTAAGTGTTGTCGAAGAGGAGACAGATGAGGTCGATGATTTAGTCCACTAGGAATTTCACCATGCTTGATGCCTTAACGGTGAAATACCAGCCCAGCGCAACTGGGGTGCTGTTTCACAATAGTAATGCCGACATCAGAATTGTTCTCGGCAATGTAGGGTCCGGTAAGTCAACAATGATGATTATCGAGTTGTTGAAAATGGCTATGCTGCAAAGACCTGACAAAAATAATGTAAGAACCAGTAAGTATGTCATTGTGAGGGAAACTTACCCCCAGCTACTGGAAACGACTTTTGCCAGCTTTAAGCTATGGCTAAAGCCTAACCAAACGACTCGCCGCTACACAATGTCAGCACCGATGAAAATCAGGTGGACCGACAAGTTAGCGGATGGCACGCAGATGGGCGCAGAGTTCATCTTCATGGCAGTCGCAAAGCCTGAAGATTATGAAAACTTAAAGTCACTCGAACTGACCGGCGCATTTATAAATGAGTGCGGTGCTATGGACAGTGAAATCGTCAGCGCGGTGTACTCACGGCTAGGACGTTACCCTGCACCAGTAGATGCCATTGATGAGGACAATCCGATTACTCGTGTCTCTCTAATTATGGACACGAATCCCCCTGAAGATGATTCATGGGTAGCTCAGATCGAGAACAATACGCCAATGGGCTGGGCTTTCTTTAGGCAGCCCCCCGCGATCAAAAAAGATCGAAAATCTGATTTAGGCTACATATTAAATCCTCTCGGTGAAAACTTTAAATATATTGGTGTAGGTCCGAAGCGCTATTACCTAGATAGAATCCCCACGCTTACCCCTGAGCAAGTCAGAGTGTTGTTTGAGGGTCAGTATGGTGTTACCTCAAGTGGTAAAGCCGTCTATAAGCGTCAATGGGACCATGAATATCACATCTCGAAAGCTGGCTTATCGCTGGTTAAAGAGCAGCCTGTAATTCTCGGATGGGATTGGGGCGCTGGCGGTGAGAGCTGCATTGTGGGTCAGATTATGCCCAGCGGTCAGCTGCGGGTCGTTGAAGAGTTCTTCGGTGACAACATCGGGCTCCGCGATTTTGCTTCGGACTTTGTGAAGCCATGGCTTAAAGAGCATTGCTCTGATGATGGCTGGCGAATATTTTCTATTGGTGACCCAGCGGGATTATCGAGTCATGGATTAGCCGAAAAAAATAGAAATTACTTTCATGTCTTGAATGATGAAAGAGTAGGTGTCTTTAAAGATTGGTTTAAAACTGCCCCAGCGCCGAGTAATCACATTGAAATGCGCTTAAATGCAGTTAGACACTTTTTAACTACCAAAACAAACACTGGGCTCCCTCTATTTCAAATCGATAAGAACAACAAAATGCTCATCAAAGGTTTTAATCAATCTTATGAGTACGAGCGCAAGCAAGTTACTGGTCGAGCCACTTACAAAGACTTTCCATGTAAAAGCCGCGAGAGTCATCCGCATGATGCTTTGCAGTATCTTTGCATATTTGCTCACCCAGATTATGAGCAGCTCAAAAAGCATACTGAGTTTGTTACGCAAACCAATGTAAGAACACTAAGTCGGGATATTACTAATTATGGCTAAATTAACAGCAATCGATGCAGCATACGATGAAGCTTGGGATGCCGAAGAAGCTCCTAAACGCATCAGCAACGAGGAGCGTGAGCAAAAAGAAGCTCGCAATCAGTTAGCCCGCGAAGCAATGATGTTAGTTAACGAATCTATTCGGGACAGGAACACAAGTACATTCAGCGATGAAATAAAGAGAGCATCAAAGCTCTATAACGCTTGTAGTATCGATGCCTCGGATGATCTTTTGCATGATTGGGAAGGTTCCAGAAAAGCTGTTAAGGATGGCAGCAAAGTGGTTCAAAACATTGTCAGGCAGTTGACTGATGATGGCGCTTCTCAATTAGGCGATATGCTTTATCCAACGGATCAAGATAACTATGGAATAGTTCCTATCTATCCCGCCAGGCCGCCAGTTAGATTGAAAAATGAAGTAGCAGTTGATGAAACTGGTAGCCCTCTAGTGGACCCCGAAGGGGCTCAGATTACACATCAGCAAGCATGGGAAGCTCGGAAAGTTGAACTTGAAGCGAAATGCGTTCGCATGCGCGAGATTGTGTCAGCAAACCTTGAGCGAGTTCGTTTTGGCCGTTTAGGCCGGCGATTAATTCATGACGCTGCTCGAACTGGCACTGCAATCCTTAAAGGGCCATATGTTAACCATGCGGGCTCGAAACACTGGGCGGTAAAAGGTGAAAACTGGACGCTCATGAACAAGCATGGCCATAAAGCAGATTTTTCTGTGGTTAATGTGCTTGATTTCTTACCAGACATGTCAGCAGAGACAAAAGAAGACATGGCTTATGCCAGTGTCAGGCTCTGGAACCTACCAAGACAATTACGTCAACTTCGAGGGAGCGGAAAGTACTATGAGGATGAAATTGACGCCTTATTATCGACTGCTCCGCGCAAAATTGGCGAAAGCGCGACAGAGGGAGCTACTGAGCGCCTTTCCCTCAAAGATACAGCTCTCGTGGAGAAGTTATATGATTCGCGCTACGAAGTATTCGAGACTCACGCAGAGTTCCAAGCGGGCCTACTTCGTAAAGCTGGCGTTAAGGGAATTAAAGAAAGCATTGAAGATCATGAAACGATTTTAGCGTGCGTAGTGCATTGCGAATCACGTTGCTTGAAAGCTTATCTTAATCCTCTCGATAGCGGTGAGATGCCTTTCAGCATTTGGAACTGGTCAAAAGATCCAACATGCGTGCTCGGTAAAGGTATACCGATACTCGCTGAGAACTGTCAGCTCATTTATAACGCTGTATGGCGAATGATACTGGACCATGGCGGTCTATCTGCTGTGCCAATGGTCAGCATGATGAAAGATAAGGTAAGCCCTGCGGGTAATAACAAATCGGATTACTCGCTGCAAGCTGGAAAGGTCTGGCACATCAATAGTGACATGTTTAATTTGCCAGACGGTGCAAGAGGGCGTCCTTTTGAGATTCATGAAATACCAGTAGCTCTTAATCAGTTCTTTGCCATTATGGAAAAAGCTGAAGAAGATGCTTACAAGTTAACTGGCGTGACTCGTGTCGAAAAGAATGAAATCGGTGTCGATAATGCACCAGTGACACTTGGCGCTACTCAGATCTATCAAAACAACGCCTCTGTATCGAGAAGAAGACAAGTCAGAGATTTTGATGATGAAATTACAAAAGAAACTTTGACTCGTTTATACGATTGGCTTATGCAATACGAAGATGACGATGCTTACAAAGGTCCAATGGAAATTGAACCTCGTGGCTCCTCAGTTCTTATGCAAAGAGAAGTCAATACGCAGAATCTCTTTCAGCTGTATCAGTTGACCGCTGGTGGAACTACGCCTGGCTCTAAAGCTACGGCCATGCTGCGCGAAATACAAAGCGGCATGCAATTTCCTGATGGTCGATTCGTTGAAACCATTGATGAAGAATTATCGAGAGCCCAGATGGAAGCGGAGAACCCTACAGTTCCTCCAGAGGTCCAGATTGAGCAAGATAAGTTAATGGCCCAACAAGAATCTAAAGAAGCTGAGATTGAAATGCAGCTTATGAAGATTGAAATCGAGAAAGCTGAGAAAGATGCTCGACTACAATTGGATATGATCGATTCCGAAAGAAAACATTATCGCGAGATGATTAAAATCGAAGCGATGACGGAAGCGAGCGGTAATCAAGCTTTAGTTAATGTGCAGTCTAAAGCGGATACTGTTCAACAGCAGCTACAGGTCAAACTTGCTGAGATACAAAGTAAGCGAGACATTGCTGCTGGCAAACTACTGCAAGATGAAGAGACTAATCAGAAACTTGCAGATGCTAAACAGCTAGAAGCTCAAGCGAAAGCGAAAGATGCTGACACTAAAGCATCTGAATTGAGTAATAAGATAGCTGGCACTATTGAAAGGGGCATTTAATGAATAATGCTCCTGACATTCTTCATGCACTGCGTACTAAAATATCTGAATTAGAAAAAGATATTTTATCGCCAGTAGTGAACGATGAAACTTGTCGAATCAAACGCCATCAGCATTTTGTTTTAGAGCGTGTTATTGATTTAATCGAAAACCCGCATGGCGATTCTGTTGATTTGACTTTCTAGGACGGCTTGCGCCTTCCCCAAACCACCTCTGTTGAGGCAAAACTGTTGCTCCATTGGACCAGCAGAAGGACTGTTTTAAAAATCATGACTAACCAAGTAAATGCGACAGACAATAATGACGGTGCAGTCTCAAATGTAGATGACTATGATGCTGAATGGGCAAAAGAAGATGAGGATAATTCTTCTTCGCCCTCAGATACTCAAGTCATCACTGACGCTCCACCTACTATTGTCGATGAAAAAGCTGCTGAACCTGATACCGCAAAAGGTGAAGCAGAGCCCGAAGCTCAAGAAGAAGTTTCCCCAGAAACATCCGAGGTATCCTCTGCGGAGAGCGAGACCTCCGATGATATATGGGCTAACGCTCCTCCTGAGCTAAAGGACGCCTACGAGAAGGCGCAAAATGATTTTAAAGCGATGAAAGGGCGGCATAAAAATGCAGAGCATAGAGCTGCCGCTCTCCAAAAGGAATTTGAAAAAGTAAACAACCAGCTTGGCGAGGCGACTCGAAAGAAAGGTGTTTACGAGACTGAGCACCCTGAGCTTTTTAATGAAGTGAAGGATTTGATGGAATCTCGATTACCTCAAGCTGAGTCTGCTGAGACAGCTCAAGAACCAAATGAAGAGTTACAGGTTGTATTCAAAGTACACCCTGATGCCTCTGATATTTTGAATTCAAGTGAGTGGGAGACTTACAAGTCTAACTTTACTGTCGAACAGCAAACTAAATTTGATTCTCCTAACCCCTATGAATTTATCGATCTGATGAATGAGTATAAGCAAGAACGAAAAATCGCTGAAGTGAAATCATCTTATGAGGATGAGTCTGCCAGGCGAAAAGCAGTTCTTGAAGAATCCTCACCAGCAGAGGGTAAAGCATCTAAGCCAAATCCAGAGAAAAGTAATATGTCTGTGGAAGATGCCTACGATGCCGAATGGGCGCGAGAGGATTAGTTCGTTAACCTCAACTTAAAAGGACGGTGATCTGTAATGGCTAATAATTACGGTGATATAACAGGTCAACAGGCCGCACGCTATGAAAAACAAGCGCTGCGACATGCTGAACCTATTGTTGTTTTGGGAAAAGGCGCAAAGCTGACTGTGCAACCAAAAAAAAGCACAGACAGCGTTAAATGGCGTAGGGTAGTACCTTATGCTGCTGCGTTAACAGCCCTGACCGAAGGAGTCGCCCCTAGCGGGACCGACTTCAGATATGAGGAAGTGACTGGCACTTTGCTACAATATGGTGGCTTTACTCCCCTCACTGATAAACTTGTTGATATGCACGAGGCTCCAATCCTTGATGACATTAACAAGCAAAATGCGGAACAGTGTGCTCGAACTAAAGAAGCTCTTTTGTGGGCGGTTCTTGGTGCGGCTACTAATGTTCAGTACGCAAATGCGGAGACTGCGTTGACCGCTGTTGCACAACCTCTTGATTATGGTGAGCAAGCGCTTGCGGTGAGAACTCTTTCTCGCAACAAGGCCAAGCAATTTACCCAAATCTTGAGTGGTGGTGTAAAGATCAACACAACTCCCATCGAAGCAGCTTACTTGGCATTCTGCCATACAGATGTGAAAGATAGCATTCGTGCTATGGCTGGTTTCACGCCTGTGGCGCAGTATGGTTCTATGAAGCCTGTTTCTCCACATGAATTTGGATCAGTTAACGATGTGCGCTATATCGCTTCGCCTGATCTTAGTTCTACTATTGATTCTGGTGAGTTAATCGCTACCACTGCGGGTAATATTTCCGAAGGTGGTACTCGTGCTGATGTGTATACCACTATTTATTGCGGGATGGATGCCTACGGTCAAATCGCTTTGGCTGGTAAAGGCTCATTCACTCCTGTGGTAAGAATGGTTGGTACTCCATCTAGCTCTGATCCACTAGGTCAAACAGGTTCAATGGGTTGGAAGACTTATTCTGACGAACTCATTCTGAACCAAAACTGGATAGTCGCAGTGAAGCACACTGTCACTTCCGCTATATCTTAATCGTAAATCGAGTACTGGGGGAGCGTATGCTCCCTCACTGCTTTTATAGGTGAAAAATGAATACAAAAGTTTCTCTAGATCAGACAAACATTTTTGATGCTGCTACCGACCAAATTTTAAATTTTGCTCGTGACGCTGCTGGATTGACATTCGAGTCCGGTGCTGGGCGTGATTACATCATCTCGCAGATCTTCGAAGCACTAGAGTGGGATGCCTACAAACCAGAGGACGATGCGACACATGTCGTAATAAACCTTCCGTTGACCAAAGACGAAAAACATCCGTATACCGGCGGGCTGAATGGAAATATGTTCGCTATTAAGCGTGGTGAAGATGTTGAAGTGCCTATCGGTTATTACAACACGATGGTCGAGTCTGCCAAGAATCGTTTTCGCATAGAAAACGTAGGGCAGCATGGTGAGACACAAGAAGGTGGTCCAGCATCACGAAGGATTCCGTTAGGCGCTCTTGAAATGAGAGTAGTTAAGTTTCTCAACAAAGGTGTTAAGAAAGTCCAAGCGGAAGTTAAAAAGAAAGCTAAAAAAGCAGCAATTGAAAAGGTGAAAAAAGACTTTCTTGATCAAGGTGAATAATTATGGATTATCTGGGCCTCACAAATAAGTTCTTGGTCGAAACAGGTGTGTCTGATCAGGTAGCGACAATAGTCGATGCTTTTGATGATGTGGCACAAGCAGCAAGCTGGATAAATTCTTCATGGAATGAGGTCCAGATTTCTAGAAGATGGCCTTTTCGTTTTACAGAAAAGACAATCAATGTTGTCAATGGAACGACCAGCTATACCTATAATGCCATGGGCCTTGCGGATGGTGATGTCATCGTTCCTAACAGTTTTTACAATGTGAATGGTGGTATTGATCAGATTACTTACGAAGAGCTTAGAGATAAGCGAAGGGCCGCATCAACCACGCAAGATAAAAGTCGAGTTTACTGTGTAGCGACTCAGGTAGGCGCAATCGAGACTTATCCTGATGTTGATACCACTCAGTCAGTTAGTTTTGATTATTTAAAAGGTGTACAAACTTTAGTTGCTAATAGTGATGTACCTTATGGGCTGCCCTCGGATTACCACATGATGATTGTTCATCTTGCAATCACTAAATATGGTGCTCTGCAAGGCGGTCAGGAAGGTATGAATTTGTACAACGCTCACGGTCCTCGCTACCGTAAATACTTTAACGACTTCGTTCAGTTAAATAACAACTCCTCAGTCGAGGATACAACTCCCGCGCAAGGTACTCTTTTAGCTTGAATGGCCGAGCTCCAAGCTTAATAGTGTTTAAAATCAATAGCTTACGAGCCCGCGGCGAAGCTGAGACATTAATAAATTGAGGTGACTCATGGCATCAAGGCACTTTCCTCTTCGAGGAGGCTTAAACCTGTCTGCGTCACCGCTAGAGGTTTGGCCTGGCGCAATTAGAGATAGTCGTAATTATTTTGAATCGACTAAAGGTGGTTACGAAAGAATTGGTGGATATGAACGGTACGATGGTAGAAGTTCGCCGGCAGCTGCCACTTATTATCAATTGACTTTCAACAATTGGGATACTCACGTTACGCCAATAAGTGCATCGACCACAATCACTGTCGATAGCACTTTGACTTTCTACATCATGGCGATAGACACATCGACCCCTGACACTTTGATTGCTTATGCAACGGCGTTAGTGGGAACAATTGCAGACCCTTATATTGCTTTAGATTGGGATGGTGTTTCGTTTCTAACTAAAATAATTAAGCGCGGTTCAGAGTCAGATGAGCTTGATGAAACGTATTTAGAGTCTGCTTGGACCTACTACCGGAATCAAATTACTCAAGTTGGCGGCACTTCAACTTCGTGCAGCGGCGTTCTGCAAATCAATGATACTGTTTTGGCATTTAAAAATGATGCCACAAATAATCCAAAGATATACAAAGCGACAACTACTGGATGGGATGAAGGCCGCATTGGTCGAGCAGTCGAGGCTAGTACTGTCAGTCAAGATATTGTAGTGAATGAGACTATTGACTCTGGAAATTTCACAGTCATGGCAGTCTGCAAATGGTACGACCCAACCACTAAACTGGAAGATACAACAAAAAAATGGTTAGTTGTTAAACCTGAAACAGCGTTGGATTTTCCAGCGGTAGGTAATAACACCAGTAGCGGTGGTGCTACTTTTATTGTTGATAGTGTTATTCAACCTATAAATGCTTTTGGAACTTATATTGAGTACCAAAACCATAACTTCCTTTCGCATCCTGATGATTTAACCGCTTTTATCGCAGATGGAACTAATGTTCCGATGGCTTATTCTCAGCAACATCATTGCTTGCTGCCTATAGCGCCTGATTTCAATTCTCTATCGGATACTAAGGCTACACACATTTCTGTTCATAACGAGAAATTAATGTGGTCCACAGGGTCAGGTACTTTCAACATTTCTGAGCCTGGCTTGCCTTTTAACTATGCGGGAAGCTTCGGGGCTGCAAATATTGGTGTAGGTGATTTTATCACCGCGCTGCAATCAGCCGATTCCGAAAATATGATTGTTTATACAAAAAAGGGGGCTCGGAAATTAACAGGGACAGATAATACTAACTGGGCTTTCTTCGATGCTGCTTCAAATGTTGGTTCTCAGCCACGAGGTGTACAAAAGCTCGATGACATATATGCCTTATCAAGTCGAGGTGTTGGCTCATTAATACGAACTGACACGAGCGGTGGTTATGCTGGTGGATCAGTCAGTACACATGTCCAAGAAATTGTTGCGGATCTGGGTACGAAGTTGCTGTGCAGTACAACACTGACCACTAAAGAACAAATTCGCTGGTACTTCAATGACAACACTTTTTTGATGATGACGGTTTTGCCCTCTGATCAGGGCATGACTTTTTCTTTTGGAATAGCTAACTATAAAAATAGGCCAGTTAAAAATGTGTCTACTGAGATTTGGAGTGATGGCCGAGAAAGAACATTTTTTACTTCAGATAATGGTTATGTATACGAAGCTGATGTTGGTGCAAACTTTGATGGCGGTTCCATTTATTCTTACCTAGAACTGCACTCCAATCATTTAAGAACGCCAGGCCATAACAAATCTTTTAAAAAAGTATTCTTTGAAGCCGAGGGCTTGAATCAAGTCACTATTTCTCTTGAATACAAATCTAATTACGGAGCAAAAGTATTTGAAGCTCGTAATTTTCAGATTGAAGGTGGACGTTATATTTGGGATGAAGGTCTGTGGGATGAAGCTCGCTTTGACCAAGCTGGCAGAAATAGAGGAAGAGCATCTTTAAAAGGTATTGGTTTTTCTATTGGTTTCACATTAGACAATGATTCTAAATTCGTTCTTCCTTTTAAGGTTACTGGTTACACCATCGATTTCGAGGTGCTCGGAAGAGCGAGGAAATAAAGCATGGCAAATCTTTTTGATATCTTAAAAACGTATCGACCAAGGAGAGTTATTCAGTCGGAGGATTTTAACGACTTGAATGCTGCTATTAAAGCAAGCTTTCAAAAACTTGGTGATGCTCCAGCAGCGGGCGAAAAAGGTGTCTCAACACCGTTCACTGTTGGCCCTGCAACTCTGAGTAATCATGCAGTGCCAAAGTCAGTTATGGACACCGCTGAGACCGGAGTTCTTGCTAATAAAAATGCGACAGATGCAGCGGCAGCTGCGGCTCTGGCTTCGCAAAATGCAGCAGCCACGAGCGAGGCCAATTCATCAACCTCAGAGACCAACTCAGCCGCCTCTGCGGTGACTTCGGGCGCTGCTCAAGTAGCTGCTGAGACTGCAAAAACTGGAGCTGAAACAGCACAAGCAGCGGCTCTAGTAAGTGCAAATGCGGCTGCTGCTAGCGAGGCTAATAGTGCTGGGTCGGAGACTAATTCGCTTGCTAGCCAAAATGCTGCCGCTGCCTCTCAGGTAGCTGCGGCGGCTTCGGCGGCCAGCGCGGCAACAGATGCTGGAAGCATAGGAACCTCTGTCAGCGATGCTCAGAGCGCTGCTACCACAGCGGCTGGTCACCTTGATACTTTTCAAGATCAGTATTTAGGTTCAGTTTCAAGCGACCCCACTACTGATTTAGATGGCGACCCATTAACTTCGGGAACGCTTGCATTTTTAACGACTACGAACATGCTGCGTGTCCACAACGGCTCAGGCTGGCAGGATGCTGGCAGCGCCGTCAATGGCACCTCGGCCCGCGATACATTCTTAGCGACTAGTGGGCAGACTACTTTTGCCACATCAAGCAGCTTCGATGTTGGATATGCGGACGTATGGCTTAATGGCATTAAGTTGCTCAGAGGAACAGATTTTTCAGATAGCAGCGGGAGTTCCATAGTATTAACCGCGCCCGCTGCTCTTAACGATGT